AACCGTTGCTCAGCAGGTGTTGGGTTAGGGTTATCGCGCAGCTCCATGTACTGCGCGATTTTACGTGCCAACTGTATTTCCTGCTGTGTACTAAGCAACGGATACCTAGAAATGGCTTCTAGGTAATCGCGCATTGCATCAGCAGTCATGGCTTAAAAAGGATCAGGTTCGCTTGTATTATTAGCAGCCCGTGGCAAAAATTCAAACCTGCTAACGCTCATTATGTGTTTGCTGCGCTTATCACCTGTTTGCTTATTTGCCCATTCTTGGCGCCGTATGGTGCCAGTGACCTGGATGCTATCGCCTTTTTTGCAGCGGTCGCATACTAATTCAGCCGACTTGCCCCATATCTCGCAGTCAATGCCGTTGTTAATGTATTCCCCATTTTTATCTTTGCCCTCACCGATACCGCCAAACAAATTAGCAACTTGCGTGCCATTGTCAAACGTGCGTAGTTGAGGCTCAGAAATAATGCGAACAATGCCGGTAGCAAATAAACTCATGGGATTAGCGGGGTGATGTTGTGGGCGGCCTCGAAGGCCAGGATTTGCGCTAGTGAATAGCGAACACGTGGAGCACCTAGCGGTGAGGCTAGGCGTTCAGCGGTTTCATACGGTGGGCCAACCCCACGCGCACGTTGGGATTTTAAGGTGGAGGGCCGCAGCCCCCACCTAGCGGCTAACTGATCAGTTGTTAGGTACGGCTCAGTCATCAGCGAATGGGTCAGCCTCTTGCTTAGCTTCCATAGCATCCTCGCGTGTTACCGCCATCTGCAATAACTCCTGATATTGCTCAGGGCTAAGGTCGTTTTGCCGCGCCTCTAGCCGTTTGGTAACAGCTTCTAGCTCATCCAGACTGCTGCATTTAGCAATCGCTGCCTTACCAGCAGCAAAGATTTTGGCATCACCAGCAGGTGCAGCAGGTGCTAGCGCTGGCGTAGGTGTTGCCGTCACTGTTACCGTCTCGGCTTGCTCCATCTCATCTGCTGTATACAGCGAGGACATATCAGCCGGGAATGCCTTGCGTAGCGCTAATGCCTCGCTGCACTTGGCCAGCATTGCAGCAGGCATTTTGCTCCATAGCCCTTGCCCTGCGTTGTAATCGGCAAAGCGGGCCACACCTACGAATGAATGAGCGCAACCTTTGCGGTAAATGATGGTTTTTGCTGCTGCTGGTGGTGCCTTAGCTAGCCATACATCAGCCCATTGCCCATCATCACCGCACCAATAGGTTTCACTGCCATCTAGCTGGCCGGTACGCTCGGCAATGCTGCGCAGGCCGTCAATGCCCACCTGGATCGACATCTTGCCACCGCGCTTGATGGCATAGATTTGTTTTGAAAACGGATCTAAACCTGATCGTTGGCACGCATAGCTAAAAAGCTTCAATTCATCTGGTGTGCAACCTGGTGCAATGGTGCTGCTGATCAGTTGCGTTTGCTCTTGTGTCCACTGTGTGATGGCGCTCATTTTAGAAATCCTCTGATGTAATGGAAGTGTTGTCTTTTAATGCCCAGCCGGGAAGCTGGAGCGTTTGGATGCCATCGGTATAACCCGGCCATTCACCGATAGCCCGGCAATCCTGAATGCGTTGCAGCGCATTATGGCGGGCGATGCTGCCATGAACTAATGCCTCAGCATCTAGCTCATATACACCAACTGCAAATGGGTAGGTTTTCTCTACCGCAATAAAAATAAAGCGCTTAGCCAACGTCCCTGCTAGATAGTGAGAAGCTTGGATTTGATAGCCAAAATTAGCCACCGCCTTGCCAAACCCTGCCACGGAAGCATCAACGCAGGTTTTTAGGTCAACAATTAGTTCACCATCAAACCAGTCTGGCCTGCACTTACATCTCAGCCCGGTTGCCACGTCATCCCACCAAAACGACTGCTCAGCTTGGCCACCCATCCCCAGCAATAGACCTGCGGTTGGGTGGCTATGTACAGCCGCTGCCATTGATAATGCCTGCTCAAAATCACTAGCGCTAACCGGTTCGATGCCATCAGCCAGCATCCGCTCAGCCGCTAGCTTGCCCTCCTTGGTGCGCCTATCAGGGCCTACGGCATAACGTTGCAGCAACTCCTTAGGTTCCAGCACCGCGCAATGCACAAGGGAGCCAAAACGCATAGCAGCGGTTGGTTCTGATGGTGACCGATCAGGGTCAACAAACCTTTTCCAGTAATGGTAAGGGCTGCGGGCAATTTCCTTAAGCTGGCTAGCGCTAATGGCTGGGTCAGCGTGATACTCTGCGTTTGAAATAACAGTCATTTGGGATTCCGAATTAGTTGATGTAAACCTTTAGATGGGCCGTAATGTTCAATAAGTTCATGGAACTCATTTAGTATCCGGCGTTTGTTTTGTGCATCAGCAGCTAAACCAGCATCAGCTAACCGTTGCCAGAAAGATCCGCCATATTTACTGGCGGACACAAATGTCCAATAAATGTCGGAATCAGTCATTGCTTAAGTTGATAGATAGGACATGGCAATTGTTTTTGTTGATCGCGGCCACCAACAAAGCCCAGTGCGTAACTCATGAGCAGCAATGTAATTACTGCTGCGATGTTTAATTTAGTCATGCCAACACCATCCGCACGCGATAGCGGCTGATTTGCATGTGGTCTGCAATACGTTGCTGGCTCCAGCCATTACGGCGTAGCCGGTTAACACGTTGTGGTGTGGTTTCAGTGGCCCATAGCAGTACTAACACTGGCAAAAGCAGCAGTGCTAGCAATAAGGCAATAGTTGTTGTAGTCATGGTCGGGGTCGTAATGTGTGGCGCCAGATTGGGTGCGGCTCTGGCGGGCCGCGTTGGGGTTAAGAACCTTGTTTTGATAAATACTTGGCAACAGAACGCTCAGCCCTTGCAATAGTTGTGTAATGCTTGCCCTTGAAATCATTCACAATCTGCTCATAACCGTCAGATTCAACGCGAACAATTAAGGTGTAAACGCCTTGAACTGTTTGGGTGTAGCGGCCTTGATAGTTGCTCATGGGTCTCGGTTTGGGGTGGAAGCTCTCGCCTCCTGTCCCCATATCCTACACCCTAGTTATCCCCTGTCAACCCTAGCCTGCAACAATCTGCGACACTCCTGGCCACGGCTGCAATGCCGCCTGCTGCCTGGACTGCATCCAGCCATTGCTGCTGCTCTGGCCGCAGCCTGCCGGTGGCGCTCTTCACCTCAATGCTGGTGAACACCGCCACGGTGGTGCCGACCATATCCGGCGTGATAGTGACGCGCTTCCAGCCGATCAGATCAGCGCTGCCCTTGCACAGGCCAAACTGCACCGGCCGACCATTACGGTCCACCAACGTGCCAGTGTTATTGCGGAACAGGCGGCAGTCACCCTTGCTACAGGCGAGGCGGATTTCCTGCTGGATGCGTTGCTCGCTCAAGCCATGCCATGCCTTTTAGCCAACCTAGCCTGATAAACCCGTTCAGCCCAGCCGCGCTTGTAGCCGCGTTGCTGCGCTAACTCGCGGAGCGCTTCGAGGTCGCGGGCCTTGCCTTGCTCACGGCGCTGGTCGACTCGACTTACCAAGTCAAAGTTTTTGCCCTCAACAACAGTTATATAATCCTGAAAACCGATATTGCTATCTTTTGGCCACTGAACTTGAATCCGGGTATTGTCAACAATAGATAGCACTTTGTAGCGCAAATGGGCTAAAGAAGGTGTTGTGTTTAACCTTACAAGGTCGCCCGGCTTGAACTTTTGGGACATATTTAACTCCACCAACTCCCCATCCACCTGTCGCAACTCGCGCACTTCAGCGCGGAACTCATGGCCGCAGTCACCACATATCTGCGCAGCGCTAGGTGACGTGGCGAAACAGGCAGGGCATACCTTGACCGATGGCGCCTGCTCACGGTCGCGCTTTTTGATGCCATCAAGGCTCCAGTCTCTCTCCTCTAGGTGATGGCCCAGCCGCAGTGTGTTGCCGACGTGATCGAGCACCACCGCACGCTTGCCATCTTGCGGGCGCAAGCATCTGCCAATCATCTGTAGGTGCAGGCCAACGCTGGCGGTAGGTCTTAGCAGGATGCAGCCGCCGACCGAGGGCACGTCCACGCCTTCTCCTATCAACGCGCAACTGGTCAGCACCTTAAGGCTGCCGGTGCCTAGGTCTGCCAGTAGCTGGCGCCGTGTTGCCGCATCCATGCTGCCATCAATGCTGGCCGCGGCGATACCGTTGCGCTGAAACAGATCCGCCACTGCCTCCGCGTGCGCCACGCTGCAGCAGAACGCGATTGCCGTCTGACCTGATAGGTGTTTGCGGTAGTGGCCGAGGCAATCGCCCATGATGGTGCCGACGCGTTGCTCGGCTTGCTTGGTGTCAAAGTCGCCCATCCGCTTACGCAAGCCGGAGCTATCGAACCCCGGCGGTGCCAGCACACGCGCAGGCGCTAGGAACCCCTCATCCGTTAGCTGTTGCGCTGTAGGACCTTCCACCATTACCTGGTAATGACCGCCAAGGCCGCGACCATCGCCTCTAATAGGTGTAGCCGTAACACCTAGCAGCTTTGCAGCATGGAAATGCTGGATCGTTTTATCCCATGTGCCAGCGCTGGTATGGTGTGCCTCATCAACCACGATGAGTTGAAAGAAATCCCTAGGCAGCAGGTGTAACCTACGGGCTACGGTCTGCACGCTGGCTACCTGCACCGCACGGCTTAGGTCCATGCTGCGGTTAGCGGCGATGATCCCATGCGGCACTGGCATCGACCGACTGGCCTGATCCAGCAACTCCTGCCGGTGCACCAGCACCAGCACGCGGTTGCCTTTGACACTGGCGGCTTGGGCGATGTGGCTGAATATATAAGTCTTGCCGCCGCCGGTAGGTAGTACTGCTAGGACCGAGCGGTGCCCTAGCTGGTATTGCAGCCGGATGTCGGTTACTAGCTGGGATTGGTAGGGGCGGAGTTGCATCAATCCATCCCCTCTATATCGAGCAATTCTGTTTGGTCTGGAGTGCGCGTATCCTCTACCGCGATCTCCATATTTTTGATCGCTTGTTTGTAATACGACTCCTTTAGCTCAATGCCAATACCGCGCCGGCCAAGTTGAACCGCGCCATAGACCTCGCTGCCAACGCCCATGAACGGGGTTAGCACGGTCTCGCCAGGGTTGGACCTGAGGCAGATGGCGCGGTCAATAACGTCCAGCTGTAGCGGGTGGACGTGCTTCTCATCATCAGGATCTTTGCCATCACGGAACGGCAGCACCCGCCCCATGCTGATGTCATCCCAGATAGACGAGGCGTAGCGGCGCCAGATCCAATGGCTAAAGCGGTTTTCGGTTTGCTTGCCTTTCCATCCTTTGTACTTATGAAGCTCTACTGGGATAGGGCACTCGCCAGCGTAGTGGTCAAGGCCAGTCGGATGTGCAACTGGAATAGTATTCTCGCCGCTGCGCCGGAATATCAACAAGTAATCAGCACTTGCGACACCTGCATAAGCGCCATCATCAACAATTGTTTTATGCGCCAAGCTTTTTACCATCGTCCGATTACGCACCCATAGCGGCTCTTTCCATATCGTATGGCGAGCTACAAAATGCCAACCATGCTGTTGATGTAACTCGATAATCTTGCCGGGCAGATCAATTAATGAATCCTTGCCGCTGTTGCCGCTTGATATATCCGTGCAATGCACAGCAGTTAAGCGACCAGGCAATGTCAAGCGATGCAGGTCTTTAACCACAAAGCCGTAATGATCCATAAATTGATCATAGTCTTTGCAGTTGCTTATGTCGCGCTCGTTTGAGCTGTAGACATACAGCCCGGCAAATGGCGGCGAATAGATCGAGAAGTGAACAGAATCCGCCGGCAAGCTTTGCATTACCTCAATGCAGTCGCCGTTATAAATTGCATAGCGATCAGTGATCATAGCCATGATGGAACCTCAATGGGAGTGGTGTTGTATTCTTTGCGCTGGATATCCAGCGAGTGATTCATTTCAGCAACAAGGTTGCCAAACATTTGCTCAGCCTGTCCGCGTTTGCGTTGCAGATTTTGCATGATTCGCCGTTCGCCTTCGGTCAAGATGATGTCAACCGTTACAGGCCGCTTTTGGCCAAATCGCCAGCAGCGTCTAACCGACTGGTAATATTGCTCAAAACTATGCGAGGGGAAATAAGTAATGTGGTTGCAGACTTGAAAGTTTAAGCCCCAGGCGCCAATTTTTGGTTTAGTGATTAGCACCCTTGACCGACCTTCCGCAAAATCAATCAAACGGCGCTCTTTCACCTCATCTTTATCTTTGCCAGATACCTGTATGGCATCAGGTATTAACTGCTGCAACAAGTCGCCCTCTTCGTTCAGGTGGCACCACACCAGCGCCGGCTGGCCGGTATCGGCAACCATGCTGGCCACTTGCTCGCAACGCTCTTTGACGGTGCGCTTCTTTTCAGCGCGTTGCTCTCGCAGGTCTGTTGCTGGTATGGCAAACAGCATCCCCTCTGGCACCGTGGCAGTTTCAATTAGGTGGTCAACCTCGCTCAACCCAGGCAGCACAAACCGGCCGTCGTCAAAGCCAAGGTCTGATGGCTGGCGGCAGGCTCTAGCCCAGCTAGTAACCCAGCGCCAAAATGGTTGTTCGGCGTGGCCTTTGAATCGCCACTTGGGGGCCTCTCCGTACATGCGGCGGCTAGTCAGATTGTTCTGATCGTTCTTGAAGAACCTAGCCAGCATGTCCATGTGGCCCATGTAGCCGAGGGCTTCAGAGCTGGTGCCTAGCTCTATGAAATCGTTGGGCGCTGCGGTGGCAGTTGCCAGCAGCCTGTAAGGCACCTTGCGCATGAAGTCGGTGATCTCATTGCGGCGGGAGCCGTCAAAGCTTTTAAGGATGCTGCTTTCATCGCAAACCACCCCGGCAAAGTCGGCCGGCTTGAAGTGCTCAAGCCGCTCGTAGTTGGTGATCACAATGCGGCCCGGCACGGTGCCATCACTGCTGCGCTGACACTCAATGCCGAACTTCTCACTCTCTCGGATGGTCTGAGCAGCAACCGCCAAAGGCGTCAGGATCAGCACTGGCTTTCCTGTATGGCGAGTCACGTTCTCAGCCCATGTGAGCTGCATGGCGGTTTTGCCTAGCCCGCAATCGGCAAAGATGGCAGCGCGACCCTTGCGGACCGCCCATGTCACCAGCGACTGCTGGAAGTCAAACAATCGCGGCGGCATCCATATCGGCTCAAAGCCATGGGCGGCGCCAGCGTGGAGTTTTTGGTCAAGGAAGTCTTGGTAGGTCATGGCAGTGTGCGACCACTTGCCACCGTAGCAGCCACTGCTACAGTGTGCAAGTACCCAGTCCAGCACCGTGCGCCTTGCCCATCCAACCCATATACGACTCAGCGCAGACCTATTGCAGCGACTAGATAAATGGCGTGGTGACACCATGAGCCGCGCCGCTGCCATTCGCTTGCTGCTTGAGCAGGCACTGGCCACCAAATGACCATTACAGACCTAACCAACGGCAGGTGGCCCGACCTGCTGGCGCAACTTGCTGGCCTTACATCAGATCAGCTAACTGATACACATCAACCCTGCCCTTTATGTGGTGGTGAAGACCGATACAGGTTTGATGATCTAAATGGCACCGGCTCCTGGTACTGCAATCAATGCGGCGGCAAAGACCAATCCGGCGGTGGCGGCACTGGCATGGATATGCTTATGCGTCGCATGGGTCTCACTTATCCCGAAGCCTGCAAACGCATCGAGCAGCATCTAGGCCACAAACCAGAGCCGCCTACTAAAGGCGCTGAGCATATATGGCAATACAGCTCTGATTTTTATGTCTGCCGCTTTCCAGGTAAAAAGATCCGACCCTTATGGTGGAATGGCACTGAATGGAAATGGTCTGCACCGCCAGCACCAAGGCCCATTTACAACCGTGCAGCTATCACGGCTAGACCTGATGCGCCGGTCCTAATAGTTGAAGGCGAAAAAACCGCAGATGCAGCCGCCAAACTCTTCCCATCAGCTATAGCCATAACCTGGCCCAGTGGTTGCAAGGCATACGCCAAATCGGATTGGTCGCCCATAGCAGGCCGCCGCTGCGTGTTATGGCCTGATGCCGATGCCACTGGCCGTGATGCAATGGCCAAGCTTGCCATCCACTTACTAAAAGCTGGAGCCGCTCAAGTGCGCATCATCCAGCCGCCATCTGATGTGCCAGAAGGTTGGGATTTAGCTGATGCAGATTGGTCTATCGCAGAAGCAGCCGCCTACCTAAAAGCCAACCGGTCTCCACCTATTGAATTGCCCGAGCTAGCACTGCTGCCAGAACCTGAACCAATAATTGACCCAGACCCATTACCTGCGCCAGAAGCTGATTTCATCTGCTTAGGTTTTGACAACGATGCCTTCTACTATCAACCGCATAGCACCGGTCAAGTAACACGACTCAGCCGCAGCGCACACACCGGCACCAACTTATGTGCTATCGCACCACTTAGATACTGGGAGACGCTATACCCAAGCAAAATGGGCGTCAACTGGACAGCAGCCGCCAGCAGCTTATTTGAAAAGCAATCACAAGCTGGCATCTACAGCCCCGATCGCATCCGTGGCCGTGGTGCATGGTGGGATCAAAAGCAATCCGTATTACACCTCGGTGATCGCCTTGTAGTTAATGGCGTCAACCGTTCCGTAGCAGATGGCATTCCCTCCAGCCGTTACCTATACCAACGACTTGGCAACCTTCGCGGCCCAGGTAATGCCAAGCCGCTTACCGATGCTGAATCCTATGTACTAGCTGAGTTAGCTGAACGCTTTCATTGGGAAGTGCCAGCATCTGGCCTTTTAATCGCTGGCTGGGTAGCACTTGCGCCTATATGTGGTGCCCTCGACTGGCGGCCACATATTTGGCTTACCGCAGGTGCTGGTTCCGGTAAATCTGCTGTCCTAGATCGTTTTATCAGCCCCCTACTAGGTGATCTATCCCTCCTGGTAGCAGGTAACACCAGTGAAGCGGGCTTACGCCAAACACTACGTGCGGATGCCTTGCCAGTCGTATTTGATGAAGCTGAATCAAATGAACGCTTAGATCAGCAACGTATGCAATCCGTTCTTTCCTTAGCACGTGTTGCTAGTACCGAATCCCGCGCTCAAACAATAAAAGGCACCGCTGAAGGTGACGCGCAGCGCTACACCATCCGCTCAATGTTCCTTATGAGCAGCATCGCAACCGCACTTAAACAAGGCGCTGATAAGTCACGCTTTGCTCAGCTCACGCTACGTAATCCAAATGAAATGCCAAAAGCTGAACGCATTAAACATTGGGAAGACTTAGAACGTGATCTTGATAAGTACATAACAGAACATATCGGCCAACGCTTACAAGCGCGCACCATATCCCTTATTCCTATAATCCGCCAGTCAATTAAAATATTTAGCCGCGCTGCATCTGAAGCATTTGATAGCCAACGGCTTGGTGATCAATACGGCACACTGTTAGCTGGTGCATGGTCTTTACAATCAAGTCAAGTCGTAACACGTGATCAAGCATGGGCTTTAATTGAACAAAATAACTGGGAACCTTATTCACAAGCAACTGAAATACCAGATGAACAACGATGCCTTCAACATATACTTCAGCATCAATTACGTGTTGAAGCTGATAAAACCGTCACCAGAAGTATCAACGAATTAGTTGATGCTGCTGCTCTTAGAATTGTTGATTCAGATATCACATCCGCAGTAGCTCAAGCTGTCCTAGGCCGTAATGGCATCAAATCTGATGATGGCTGTGTAGTCATCAGCAATACCTCAAAGCACATCGCTGCCATCCTCTCAGACACTGCATGGTCCAATTGCTGGCCAACCGTATTGAGCCGCCTGCCAGGCGCAATCAAAAATGGTGTAACACGATTTAAAGGGATGTCCGGTACCTCCAGGTCAGTGTCAATCCCGCTTTAGCCTTTTTTTGTTACGCCTGTTACAGCACCGTAACGCTGTAACCCCTTGCGCTGCAATCGTTGTTACGAAAAATTGATTTGTTACGGTTCCCAGGGATATATCCCCCTATATAGAGAGAGTAAAACACCTATGAAAAAAGCCTTTTCCTTGTATGTATATGTATCTTAAAAGGTGTAACAACGTAACAAGAGGCTGAGATTGCCCTGCTGGCGGGCGTTTTCGGTGTTACAGTCACCGTAACAGGGCGTAACAAGCGTAACAAGCGTTATCGGCTACCATCAACCTGCAACACCTAATCACAGCATGATTATTATTTCTGAACGCAACCGCCCTTGCATCGACCGCTTGGACGCTTTAATGACCGAAGCATTAGCCGTCGCTAATGCCATCCGCGACAATGCCCAAGACGAGCAGCAACCCATACCAATCGACTTAGTACTATCCTTCAGCCGCGACTACGATAAAATCATCACCGCCTTATCGGATGCGTCTTAACTACCGCTAACATAAAAGCACTATACCGGCTAACAAATGACTAAACTAATGCGTAAGCATTATAAACTCAACTACGACCTAATCGAAAAGGTTCGTATCCTTGCTGAATTTGGTGGCCCATTAGAACATATCGCAGCCGCTGTTGGTGTTTCGTATAGAGCAATTAATGAATGGATTGCTAATGCAAAAACTGATAAATCCACTCAGCTAGAAATGCTGCTTTTGCAAGCTATTGAAGAAGGTCGCGCTAAAGGTGGTATGCGTCTTGCAAATATCATTGCAAAAGCTGCTGATGAAGGCAGCACAAAAGATGCACAATGGATGCTCACGCACTCACCGGCATTCCGTAAACACTACAGCGATAATGCAGCCATCTTGCGTGCTAAACAGGAAGGCATTGAATTAGCAGTGCAGGCATTAGCTGAATCTGAATTATCACCAGAACAGGAACGCAACCTGCTACTACGTATTCAATCGAAGACTGGTGAGCAGTTAGTAGATGTCGAAGATTCTTAAACGCTTAGCTGATATTGAGTTAGACCGCACCTGTAAGGAAGAATTTGATTTAGATGTTGCGCTAGAGCTTATACAAGCTGACCTACATCCTGGCCAGCTTGCGTTTGTTGACGACACAACAACTCAAATACTTGGTATCAGTGCTGGCTATGGCGCTGGTAAGACACGTGCATTATGTGCTAAGGCAGTGATGATGGCTGCTGTTAACCAAGGCTTTATTGGTGCTGTGATGGAGCCCACGGGCCCTTTGATCCGCGACATCTGGCAAAATGATTTTGATAACTTTTTAGATCAGTACAATATCCCGCATACGTTTAGAGCTAGCCCATTACCTGAATACACCTTACATTTTGCTGGCGGTGATACAAAAATCCTATGCCGTAGTTTTGAGAACTGGTCGCGTATCATTGGCCTTAACTTAGCTTGGGTATTAGCTGATGAGATTGATACTGTTGCACCTAGTATTGCTAACCGTGCATTTCCTAAGATTTTAGGTCGTTTACGTGCAGGTAATGTAAGGCAATTTGCAGCAGCATCAACACCTGAAGGTTTTAGGTGGATGTGGAATACCTTTGGTAGTGATGAAGCAAAAGCTAGAACTGATCGGCACCTTATCAGGATGCGAACTATAGATAACCCACACCTGCCGCCTGATTTTATTAAACGGTTAGAGGCGAACTATGACCCTAGTTTGCTTAGGGCATACCTTGACGGCGAGTTCGTCAACTTGACGACCGGGCAGGTGTATGACCGCTTTGACCGGGCCAAGCATGTGGTCAGCGAGCTGCCGGATACCGACCGCGAGCCGCTCAGGGTTGGCGTTGACTTTAACGTCGGCAACATGTCAGCCATCATTGCCGTCAGGCTTGGCGACAGGCTGCTAGTCATAGATGAAATAAGCGGTGCGCATGATACAGACGCACTAGGAGCCGAGATAGTAAGGCGTTACCCAGGCAGGCGCCTTTATGGTTATCCAGACGCTAGCGGCGGCAATCGTTCAACTAATGCAACGCAAACCGATATCCAAATCCTGGAGCAGTATGGCATTAGCAACCAATCACCACGTGCTAACCCACCAGTACGCGATCGTGTTGCAGCAGTGCAGGCATTATTAGAAAATGGCAAAGGGCAGATACGGCTGCAAGTATTAGAAACTTGCAAGCGCACTATTGAATGCCTTGAGCTGCAAAGCTATACCGAGAAGGGTGATCCGGATAAGGATGCAGGATTTGACCACATGAATGATGCGCTGGGTTATCTGGTATGGCGTGAGTTTAACCCGCTACATGCTGGTGCAGGCCGTGGCACTGGTGTTAGAGTGTATTAAAAGCGCTGCTTTGATATGCAGGTCAATGACCCAAATAGCGTATGGCGTAACCAAGAACCGCATTGGATTTTAATTGAAGATCTGATGCAGGGCACATATGGGATGCGCAAAAAGCATCGCCGTTATTTGCCGCAGGAACCTAGGGAGCTTGATGAAAGTTACGATAACCGGTTAGCCAGAAGCGTATGCCCGCCTTATTACCAACGGCTTGAGCGGATGTTAGCTGGCATGTTAACACGTAAGCCAGTTAGGTTAACTGATACAGCCGATATTATACAAGAACAGTTGTTTAATGTAGATTTACAAAATAATGATTTAAATGTATGGACATATGAAACAACACGTAAAATGGTACGTTATGGCCATGTTGGGACATTAGTTGATGCGCCAAAAGCTGAATATGAAGGCCGCCCATATTGGTGTACTTATACACCACGAGAAATTTTAGGTTGGCGTTATGAAGGTAGCGAATTAGTGCAGTTACGGTTAATGGAAAAGGTAGTGTTGCCTGATGGTGAGTACGGCGAGAAGACAGCAGAACAGGTGCGAGTGTTAACACCAGGTGAGTATAAGATATATCAAAAGCAAAAGAATACTAATTTTGAATTAATTGATGAAGGCACCACTAGCCTTGATAAGATACCATTTAGCGTAGCATATGCTAATCGGTTAAATATAATGGAATCAAGGCCACCACTAGAAGATATTGCAGAGCTAAACCTCAAGACGTATCAGGTGCAATCTGATCTTGACAACCAGCTTCACATAAGCGCCGTGCCGATGTTGGCATTTTTTGGCTTCCCGTCTGCGGCGGAAGAGGTATCAGCAGGGCCAGGTGAAGCGATAGCATTTCCGGCTGATGGTAGGGCAGAGTATATCGAACCTAAAGGCACTAGCTTTGACCATCAGTTTAAGCGTTTAGAGCAGATCGCAGGACAGATAAATGAGCTTGGCTTATCGGCAGTATTAGGGCAGAAGCTATCAGCCGAGACAGCAGAGGCTAAGCGTTTAGATCGCAGCCAAGGTGATAGCACAATGATGGTAATTGCACAGAATATGCAAGATATGATTGATAATAGCTTGCAGTTTCATGCACAGTATTTAGGCAATACAACTGCCGCCGGTAGCAGTTATGTTAACCGCGACTTTTTAGGCGCAAGGCTTGACCCTCAAGAAGTTGGTAGTTTATTGCAGCTTTATACCGCAGGCACGATAACGCAGGAAACACTATTAAACCAGTTATCAGAAGGTGAAGTATTAGGCGATGAGTTTGATGTTGATGCAGAATTGGAGGCAACAGCTAATGCAGGATTATGACCGTACCAGCGGCGCTATATCGTAACGCGATAGACCTTAACCGGTATAGCAATAAAGTAGCAAAGGATATTATTATTGTATATAATGATATTATTGTTGATGCAGTTAATCAGCTAAGGACAATTGACGAGTTAGCAGCACCAGTAAAAGCAGCTAGGTTACGTGCAATACTGGCGCAGTTACGCGATAGCTTAAACACATGGTCCGGCGGTAGCATTACGGCATTGTCTACTGAGCTGCAAGGATTAGCAGAGTTGCAAACTGAGTTTGCTACTGAACAACTACGCAAGGCATTACCAGCAGGGCAACGTACCGCAGTTAATACAGTTGAGGTTAGCCCGCAGTTTGCGGCATCAGTAGTAACAAGTGATCCAACACAAATAGGGGTTGTAACTTTATCAGATGATTTGTTTGCTGCTGTTCAAGGAGCACCGCAAACATATAGTTTAACTGCAACGCAAGGAACGATGATTACATTGCCTAACGGTGAGGTAGTATCTAAAGCATTTCGTGGCATTGCAGTTGATCAAGCGGAGCAGTTTAGCCAAGTTGTACGTAATGGCTTGCTTACAGGTGAAACCACACCAAGCATTGCAAAGCGATTAATTGGTAGGTTGCAGTTTGGTGATTATGGGCCGTTATCGGTTAAGCAATTAGCAGCAGCAGGTGGTGAGCTAACGGCTGTAGCCGATAATCAGGTTATGGCGCTTGTACGTACCAGCATTAATCAGGTGGCTAATGCTGCTAGCCAACAGGTATATGAGGCAAACCAAGATATAACTAAAAAGTATCGTTATATTGCAACACTTGACACTAGAACCAGTGCAAGATGTCGCGCATTAGATGGCCGTGAGTTTGAGTATGGCAAAGGGCCGATGCCGCCGCAGCATTTTAACTGTAGGAGTACAACGGTACCAATTATTGATCCTGATATATTGCCGCCATCAACTACAGCAACACGTGCTAGCGCAGGCGGGCAGGTGCCAATAAATACCAGTTACGGCGAGTGGTTAAAAAATCAGCCGCTTAGCGTACAGGTTGACGCATTAGGTGCAGATAAAGTGCCATATTTCAACCGGTTAGCCGATAAGCATGGCGCTAAGGATGCCATGGCCAAGCTGGTACGTGACGATGGGTCGGAGCTAACGCTTGAGCAACTGCGCAAACGTTACGGCTAATATGTGGTTATATCCTTGCAGTCGAGCGCATCATGCCTGGTTACATGGGCGGCCCATCAAAACCACAAAAGCCAGCACCAAAAGGTAAAGGCACAAAAGCTGGAGGTAAAAAGAAGTAATGGCTATTGGCGTTGGCTCCCGCGTCTCTTGGCAGTATCAAGGTAAGACCACCTATGGCGTGGTTACTAGCACTGCTGGCACTCGCGCTACCATCACTGGCCCTAGCGGTGGCAAGGTAACGCGGCTCGGTACTAAGGAAGATCCAGTGCTGCGCATTAAATCAGAATCCACAGGTAACCCAGTATTAAAGCCACGTTCTGAGGTAAAAGCAGCACCCAAGCGCAAATGATCAACTATCGCGGTGAGCAATTCGAGGGTTATAACAAACCCAAGCGGACACCAAAGCATGAGAGTAAATCCCATGCGGTATTAGCTAAAGAAGGCGAAACCGTTAAGTTGATACGATTTGGCCAGCAAGGTGTATCAGGCTCACCAGCAGCAAAAGGCGAATCAGCAGCAGACAAAGCTAGGCGGGCATCATTCAAGGCACGTCATGCTGAAAATATTGCAAAAGGTAAAATGAGTGCTGCTTATTGGGCTGACAAAGTTAAGTGGTAGCTGATAACATAAGATTGCAAACGATTTGCACAAAATGACTGAAGAACAATCAACAGCTCCCGACACACAAGCAATCCAAGCAGAACTAGAGGCTTTACGCCGCAAGAATGCTGAATTGCTAGATGACTATAAAAAAGCCGTAGCACAAGCTAAGGCCATACCTGATGGTGTCAATGTAGATGAACTGCTGGAATTTAAGCGCCAAGCCGAGCAAACTGCCCTTGAATCTCAAGGCAAGTACACCGAAGCAAGGCAGGTATTGGAGCAGCAGTACCGTGAGGCGACGGCGGAAAAGGACCAGCGCATTGCTGAACTTGAAGCCAAATGCCGTGAACTTGAACTCATCACACCAGCAGTAACAGCATTAGCAGACTTAGTGCATGATCCTGACATGGTGCTTAAAACTAAGTTAAGCAGCGATAAAATTGAACGTGAACCTGATGGCACTGTTGTTGTAGTAGATGGCTACCAACGCACACCAGTAGCTGAATGGGCAAAAACACTACCAGCATGGATGCAAAAGCAACCAAAACCACAAGGTAGCGGCGCACCATCAGGCCGTAGCACCACTGAGTTAGCAGGTATCAAAAACCCATTTGCACCTGAAACATTCAACCTGACGGAGCAATCAAGGCTGTTTAAGACAGACCGTGATATGTACGACAGGTTAAAGGCGCTAGCATAATTGCATCCAGTTGTGCTGGCTAGGGTTGTGCCCGAACTTGCAAACCACTAATTCTTGAGGATCTCATGGCGACACTTCGCTCTGACATCATCGTACCGGAGATTTTTACACCCTATTTGATTGAAGCTACCACTCAGCGCGACGCATTTCTGTCGTCTGGGGTAGTTCAACCAATGGCGGAGTTGGATGCTTCCGAAGGCGGTGATTTCATCAACGTTCCATTCTTTTCAGCTAACTTAACTGGTGATTTTGAGGTACTGACTGACAGTTCTTCATTGACACCAGGCAAAATCACTGCTAACAAGCAAGTTGGTGTTGTTTTGCACCGTGGCCGTGCATTTGAGTCACGCGATCTAGCGGCATTAGCTGCTGGCGCTGATCCTATGGCCGCCATTGCAACTAAAGTTGCTAGCTATGTAGCCAACCAACGTCAAAAGGACTTGATCAAATGCCTTGAAGGTGTATTTGGCGGCTTGACCTCCAACACCGGCGCTGCATTTATTGATTTGTCTTTTGATAAGACTGGCCAAACAGCACTTGGTCCCCGCCAAGTAGCTAAAGCCCGTGCATTGCTAGGTGACCAAGGCGACAAGCTAACTGCTGTTGCTATGCACTCTGCTGTTTACTATGACCTAGTAGAACGCAAGGCAATTGATTACATTACTAACACTGAGGCACGTCTAAGCACTGCTGCGACTGGTGCTAGCACCATCAACGCAATTGCTGGTTCTATTGCATCTGCTTATGCCGGTGACAATTCAGTACCAACATTTATGGGTTTGCGTGTTATCGTTTCCGACGATTTAGCACCTACTAGCACCAACTATCCTGTTTATTTCTTCACCGCAGGCGCTATCGCTTCTGGTGAGCAAATGGCATTGCGCACTGAAACTGACCGTGACATCCTCGCCAAGAGCGATGCCATGGCAATTGATTTGCACTACTGCTACCACCCAATCGGTGCTAAGTGGGGAACTGTTGTAAACCCAACTCAGGCTCAGCTTGCCACTATTGGCAACTGGACCAAAGTGTATGAAACCAAGAATATTGGTATTGTACGCGCTACTTGTACCTCTAACTACTAATAGTCATGGCAAGTATCTTTGAACTTGGCGACATTCCAGGCGGCCTTCTGCCTGGGCAAATGGGTTTAGCAGCTCCTACTGCTACCGCAACCCTGTCCGCTGCTAACAGCTACAACGTCATTATCCGTGGCGTTCCTGCTGCTGCTGCTACGTATACCACAGCTACGGCTGCGGCGATTGTGGCTGCTATCGGCGGCGACTGCGCTATTGGCACCACTTTTATGGTGGTTGTTATTAACGCATCGGCTGGCGCTAATACCATCACTATTGCTGGTGGTACTGATGTAACTGTTAGTGGTGTAGCAACTGTTGTGCAGAATGCTTCCAAGGTATTCCTTGGCCGTGTTACTGCTGTAACTGCTGGTTCTGAAGCCATTACGTTGTATGGCCTAGGTTCTACTGCTGCTGCTGCTGCTTAATTATGGGCATGTTCGCTTTCCGGCGACTGCGTGAACGTGAGGCTGCTTCTACGGAAGTGGCCTCATTTCCTATCGTGGAGCCTAAACTAGAACTATCGGAACAACCTAATGGCGATCACAATCGTAGCGACAGCAGGCGGCGCAAGCTCAAACAGCTACCTAACGCTGGCTGATGCGCAGTTAATTATTGATGGTTTTGTGCAGGATGCTGATATAACCGCATGGGCAACAGCTACTACTGACCAAAAAAACAGAGCATTATTCACGGCTACACAAAGGCTAGACCGCGAGCGATTTTTAGGCGCTAGGTCTACTGATACGCAGGCATTGCAGTGGCCGCGTACTGGTGTACGTAAACCTGATACATACATTAATACATACGCTACGGGCTTCCCATTTCGTATTAGCACTGATTATTTCACGGATGTTGAGATACCGCAGCAGATCCAATATGCACAGGTAGTGCTGGCCGTTTATTTGCATAATAACCCTGATGGGATTGGGTTAAGTGGGCTAGAAGATTTTAAGAATGTTCAAATCGGTAGCCTTAACGTGACGCCTAACCTTGGTTACGGTGCTGTTGGTGCAGATAAAATCCCGCCGATAGTGGAAAGATATCTAACAGGCATTAGAATAAGCGGACCAGGCAATTTCTCCATCAAACGGTCATGAGCGAGTATCCCGGCGCTGAGTTCATTGATGATACGGCTGCCCATACCGGCAGGTTTGGCGAAATTGTGGCATTAGAGGATTCAGTGATAGCAAGCCTAACGGCTTTGGATTACACAGGTAATGCACTTACAGCCATTCCGATCAAGGCATCTTGTGAAATGTGCGGCGTGTTTACTAGCATCACATTAACTAGCGGCACCGTTGTGGCGTACAAGATATGAAAGGCCATCAAGGCGGTGATGTTGACTACACGCTGGGCGGTGAGGTTATTACTGACACGGCTGTGCATACAGGTAGGTTTAACCATATTGATTTTTACGAAAACACTCATATTCACACAATTGTTAGCACTAACATGACAGGCAATAGCCTTGATGGCGAATCATTCCCGGCTGGCTATGAATTGCGGGGTGTATTTACAAGCATTCAACTTAATAACGGCGCTTGCATTGCGTATAAGATATGAGCCTTGCCAACCCGCTACGCAAGGTTGCCTCAAAGCTGATGGCTAAGTTTGGCGGCACCGCCACCATCCGCCGTATCACAATGGGCGCCTACGACCCAGCTACTGGCACGGCAGCAGAAACTGCTGCTGATACGGTTGTGCGTGGTGTGCTTGAGGACGTAAATTTACGCGAGGTAAACGACCTAATACAAGCAGGTGACAAGCGTTTAACGGTAGCAGCGGCTGATGTAGCAAATGCACCGACACCAGCAGATAAAGTGCTGATTGCGTCAGTAGTGCATCAGATTATTACAGTTAAAACAATTGAGCAAGACAATACGGCGATAACCTATGAGTTAATTCTGAGGGTCTGATGGCAGGTACTATCCGGCTAAACCAGATTGGTGATTATGCCGAAAAGCAAATGGAAAAGCTGCTGCGTGCGGCAGTGCTGGAAACTGACAGCCTGTTAAAGCAAGCTAGCCCGGTTGATACTGGTAGATTTCGCGCTAGCTGGCAGGTAGGTGAAAACAGCGCTGGTGTTTACGATGCTGGGCCTCAACAAGCACCATCTAATTCAGACCGTTCGCGCACGTCAGCACCTGCGGCGCCAATGTTCCCACTACGTAAAATGAATTATCAGCAAGAAAAAGTTGGCAATATCTACAGCGTGCATAACAACCTGCCATATGCAGAGGCATTAGCTAATGGCAGCAGCAAGCAAACTGCTGGCGCTCAAGGTGGCCAAGCCGGTTGGATTCAAGGTGCTGCTAAAGACGTGCAAGGCAGAGTACGTATAGCAGCCGCCAAAATCGGTAGAGAATCATGAGCAGCACATATAACAACGTCCGCGCTGCTATTGAAGGCCGTATTGCAACGCAAATGGCGATAGCACCGGTTTATCCTGTTAGCTATACAAACGTACCATTTACGCCACCAGGCAACACGCCATGGCTACAGGTATCAATACGGTTTGGCGATAATGCCTACGCTACATTGCTACCGACAGGCGGCGTAGGGTTTAACCGCCAAAACGGCGTGTTAGTGGTAAATGTATTTACGCCTATAGGTGTTGGTGCCGCAGCAAATTACACAATTGCGGAGCGCATCAAGGATTTATTTGATCGCGCTAAGTTTTCTAGCATTATCTTTGATGCTGCATCAGGGCCAGCGGTTGTAACGCCTGCATCACCTGAGCCATATTTCCAAACACAGCTAACGGCAACATTTGAAGCCTATTTGGATTGAACGCTATACTTAGAGCAGCCAATCA